TGAAGCGCTGGCCTAATGCCGTACGAGCGCCAAACGGTTTGAAGTTGATAACTTCCGGCTCGACATCTTGGATGCGAACTCGGCCATCATGTTCAATAACGACGGCCCTGCCCGCTCCATCGTACTTATTAATGTCAACCCAGACAGGTTCGCCGTCGATAATCATAGCGCAGACGTTCTGCGGCTTTGGCGCAATCGTGTCTGCAACCGTTTCGAGTCGGTCGATATTGCGCTTGAGCTTGATCGCGTCGTCGACCTTCGTGCTGGTACGGCGGTCATGCGCACAAACTCTGACTGGCTTTTCAATCTTGCCGCGCCGATACTCCATGAAAACATCGATCAGAGCTTTACGGACGGCGGCTGCTGCAACCGTTTTGGCAAACATGCAGATGAGGAGCGCTTGGCCTTCGTTCAGGAAATATTCGGTAAATGACTGGCCGCGCGACTTGCCGTGCCGTACGGCGAGTGAACCGTAAGTGTTTAATTCTTCTTTGTTTCTGGTAACCAACTCGCGGATAACGCGAGGCCTTGCAAAGCCAAGCGTCGTCGCAAGAAAGATGTCCTGCACTCGTGGTTCGTTGTCGATATCTGTATTCAGGTCTGCAATTGAGATTAATTTTCTGGTATGAATTTTTGCAGCTTGAGACATGGGTTCCATCCATCGTTTTAGGCGGAGGGGATCGTCGCAACCGATCCCCTTCACTTTACAAAGTTAGTAACTTTATAAAGACAGCATGGAATAGCCGCTATGTCAACGATATTGATTAACTGTATAAAGTTATGATATTTGATCGTTATGGAAAAAGAACTCAAAGACCAGCGCGTAACCATTATGCTAACCCCGTCCGAACTGAAGGCGGTGGACGACTGGTCGTTTGAGCATCGGATACGATCGCGCGGTGAAGCAATACGACAGCTGATCGACGCGGGACTAACTATACCGGACCTAGCTGCAGAGTTGTCTTTCAACGTTTCATCTGACGTTCCGAGCGACCATCCAGAATTGGTTGCAACGTCCCGGGCTCTAATGTCCGCACTAAAGAGGCACTACGAGAAAATACGTGAAATTAATAAACAAAACGTCGTAGAGCAAACTTGGGTAGATCGTCTCACGAAAAACGAGCGAGCGGTGCATGAAGCATTGAATAATGGTGCGACGGCCAGTGACATTGCTAAAATGCTCGGTATTTCAGAAAGCACCGCAAATTGGTACATTACTGGTATTGCAAGTCTAAGGCGTTCCTGAATTTCTCACTGGAGAGATTTGCGCGAAAGCGAATTCCAGTCCTAAATGGCGAAAAGGCGGTACCCTTGGGTCCGCCTTCTCTAAACAGTGTCAAACGATAAGCGAACGAATTCGTTCTCGTAAGCGCATGTCAGTGTATATACATCACCGATCCCACACTGTAAAGACCGTAAATACAATTCCTTATGCAGCCGGGGGTCTCATAATGACGGAAACGACACCTACTACAGTAACAGCCGCACCAGCACAGCTAGCCGCGAACAGCAATCAAGCGCAAAGCGTCGTCAACTTCAACCGAATTCAACTCGCAGTATCGACGCCGCGCCTTTCCCCTTATCTCGTGTTGGCGAAGGGCGACATAGACAAAGCCATTCTGCTCCATCAGTGGAACGCCGAACTAGGCGCGACCTTAATGCCAATCCTTCATTTCGCGGAAGTTCTAGTGCGTAATCTTGCACTGCAAAGAGTAGTCAACAATTTCGGAAAGAATTGGTATGACAACCCAAATTTCTATAATTTATTGAAAATTGATTTAAAGCGACGTTTGTTGGATCAGGTTACCAAAGAGCGGGCTGCAGGTAGGCATGGGAATATTACGAACTATACCGCTAACGAAATGACATTTGGGTTTTGGTCGAGCCTATACGCCAATAAATTCCACTCGCGACTTTGGAACGTGCCCCTTTCTCGTATCCGGACTTCCATCGACAGGAACCTTACGGTGTCGCAACTACAAGGTAAAATAGACAAGGTTAAGACGTTTCGTAATAACGTTGCACACCACAAAAATTTAATCACCAAGCCTACGGACAGCAATTACAATCTGGCACTAGACGTCATTGGGGATATTTGCGGCTCAACCCGAGCTCAGGTCGAAAAAGAATCACAATTCCCTGCCGCTTGGCAGTCTCCTCCGGTCCCACGCATTGACTGGGGTAGCTGACATACCAGCCCCTACCCCTCGCTCACCCACTCCCAAAGCTCGTCTTTTTCCTTCTGGCTCAAACCGCCATCGTCAGTCGAGTTGGCTTTGACGTAACCGTCAACGGCAGCCATGAACTGCCACATGGACATTCGCCTTACTTCTTGCGGCGTGAAGCCGAGCGCCGCACCGTTGCCGTAGACCGCGGCAAATCTGACTTTCCCGTTGGGGAGACTATCGAGCTGTTCTCCGTCTGATTTGCCGTCACTGGCTCCCCCACCGGCTCCTCCGGTACGCCTTGAATGCCAGCCTGCAGAATGATTGTCGCGAAGACGATATTCTCGGCAGGCGGGCGCCTTTCGATGTAGGTTCGCACGATTTTAGTGGCCGCCGTGGGTTCCAAGCCTCCACCGATCAATCCCTGCCGGATCACATGGGCGATATCGCCGATGCGGCATTGTTTGGTGAAAAGCCGCTCCAGAATGACCCAAGGGCCGGCGTCGCAAGCTTCCTGCAACGCTTCCAATTCGCCCCAACCGAGGCGGAAGGTATAAGTACCATCCGCCCAGTCGAGTTCAACTTTCGCGTCTCTGCTCATTAAGGAGCCGTCGGAGCCGAGGTGCGGACCATCTCGCCGTCGGATTGCAGCGACACATTCAGTGTGGCGCGCTCGCCATTGTTGGCGCCGATTTCGAGGCTCTCAGCGTGCATTTTGCCGGTATAGATATAGGTCGTGGCAGGAAACTCAATTTCCACCTGCACGGGAATGGAGTCGATGCTCTCACCTGCATCCAGCCAATCCTCAACGGATTCTGAAGCTAGCACGCCTTCACCGCTAATGCTCATCGAGAGCGACGCGGCGTCACGTCCAATCCAATCCACCTTGTCAGGATTTTCACAATCCGGAATCGATACTTCATTGAGGTTCTTGGTTAGCGTAATCGATCGCTGCGTGAAGCCACATGGTGCGGTATAAACGATCGGCGTTGCGTCATTGCCGATCTTGACACGGACCTTGCCGCCTTTGATCGTCGTAGCTTGAGCCATTGCGGCCTCCATACGAAAAAGGCCGCCCTTCGGCAGCCGTGAATAGTTTTTGTGGTGATCGGCGCGGAGGCCTTAAGGCTGCTCGATAATCGCCGTGTAACGGATCGACGCATGATTGATTGCGCCATCCTTGATGTAGTCAGTTCGCCAGTATTCGAATGTCACGAGGGCGTTAGCCGTCAGAACTGGTTCCCATCCTCGTGTTGCGAGACGCACTGCGTTTGCGACGTCGCGCATCTGCTTTTTGGCTGGCTCAATCGACCAGACATCCAGCTGGAAAATGATATCGTCAGCGAAAATACAGTCGGCATCTACCTGCGATACTGACATAGGGGAAAATTGAGGGCGAAACCTGCCCTTGGTCATTAGTCGGCGGGTTATCGTAGCTGCGCTGACCAATCAGTGAGACAAGTGCAGGAAAGCTGCGCAAGCGCTGAATAATAGCGCCCTGAAGTTCTAAAACCGGGTCCATTTAGCGATCCGCCGCAATCTGTTTTGCCGCTTTTGTAATGGCACGAGATACCCTCGCCCGCGCACTTCGCCGTTTGGCTCGCCACGAGACGTAGAAGAACGGCTGTGCCTTTGCCCCGGGATTGAAAGTACCTGGATACATGCCGCCGTTGACGT